GATCTGTGGTCTGGACTTCATTATATGCTATACTATATGGAAAATCACTATATTTTGCCAATTGTAATTAGATTGTAACATTAGAAGACATCGGCAGGATGCGGACTGCCGATGTCTTTTGTAGTATGTCACTTTAGAGGATATATGGATAATTGAAAGATTGTGGTCAGTGATATATGTCAAAAGGCTAAATCCGCATCATGCCTTTTTGATGTAATTAGCGGAGACATAGCCTCTGCCATCCGCCAGCTTATACCAGCCATTCATATTGACTCCGATGATCTGTGTCTTCGAGCCTTTGGCAAGCTGTCCGACAACAGGATGATTTGTTCCTGCTCCGCTTCTGATATTGAGCGGAAGCTTGTTTGTCACAACAATACCTGTCCATGTGGCAGGAGCTGGCTTCTCCGCTGGCTTGGAAGATGCCATAGGCTTCTTGATGATCTGTCCGACCTGTATCAGATTGGCATTTTTGATGCCGTTATAATCAGCGATCGCCTTGACTGTGGTGTTCCACATCTTGGCAATCTTCGACAGTGTATCGCCCTTCTTAACAATATACTCGCTGGAATCGTCAGCAGGAGCTGGCTTCTCGATCACTGGCTCTGGCTTCGGCTTCTCGGCTTCACCATAGTCAACGAATGAGAGCTTACCCCATTTTGTCCATTTTGTATCGGATAGCTTGCTCTCGACTACACCATAATCGAAGCCTTTTGCCTCGATCACTTTACCGCCTCCGATATAAATGCCGATGTGATTATTCTTCCAGACAGTCAATCCAGCAATCTCTGGAATCGTCTCTATCGCCCCAGATTCGCTCGCCTTCTTGATCATGGTATTCGCATCCATATCTTCGCTGGCGATGTATTTGGCAGGCATATTCGGCTTCTGTGGATATGTCCACAGAGCTCCCTTGATCAATCCAGAGCAATCATGCCCTTTCTTGCCGTAATCGCCTCGCTCCTTCGCCTTTGCCTTTCTCGCATCCGAATAATACTTCGGATATCTCTTGGCATTATCTCGCCAAATGGCAGAATTAAGAATCTGACCATATGTGCCATACCAATAAGGATTGCCGATCTGTGCTCTGGCATACTCCAAGAGATAGCTTACAGGAATCTTGCTCATTTCAATTGCCCTCCATTTTCTCAACGTGCTTTCGCAATTCATCTATTCTCATAAAAGCAGTCTCCAAATCTCTCTTGATAACAGCGATTGACTCGCCATGCTCATTGAGAATCTGTGTCATGCCCTTAATATCTGCTCTGGTCTCGTTTGTCGTAGCACAAAGCTGGTCGAGCTTCATATTCGCCTTAAAGATTCCTTCTTTAAGCGATGCCTGCGCCTTGACCTGCTCCGCTGTGTCCTTCTTCCCAGCTCTGACATTCGTTATAATGAATGTAGTCACTCCGATGATCATCATTACCCCAGAGAAGCAGAGGCTGATTATACTTACTGTGTTCATCTCATTCCTCCGTTTCTGGCAATCCTGTGGCAATAGATGTCAGAAGCGACAGAATGCCAGCGAGAAGAGATGCTGATATGACCATCTTCCAATCTACATCGGAGATGATCACAGCAGAGCCTATTGTTGCGATAGCTGCCTGTGCCACTGTCCTAATGGCTCGGATGCCTGCTGCCTTCCAGAAATTCTTGTTCATCATTACTGCACCTCCACTAATTCATAGATTATCGACATCGTCTGCGACAGAGTCTTCTCGACTTCCGATTCCAGATTGTTGATTGTTGCCAGATATGGAGCATGAATGCCTGTCGTAAGATATCCAAGATGTGTTGCATCGTTTGTAGCGGAATACTTAGATGGAATCAGCAAACTTGGTGTATCGTCAAAGGCGAGGATATTATAGTAATATGTATTTCCTGTTGTGCCTGCTCCCTCTGGAATTGCGATAGCATATACCTCATCATTATTGATCATATAATTGTAGCCACAAAGAATCTTGCCTGCCCAATATGCTGGCTGAATGCTATTGATCAGATATCCAGACGGAATATGCGTAGGACAGAGAGTTATATCCTGCAAGTTATTGAGATCGACCTTATAGAATGATGTTTGGTCATCTGTGGGGAAATATGCCCACTTATGATCGCCTTCTGTTCTAACAGGAATAAATCCATATCGGCTTGTTTTTCTTTTTACATCCGCTATAATTGTGACCTTATAAGGCACCATTCCGAAAGAACTATTTCCGAAGTTTGGCATTGTACTTACAACAAGATCATTACCACTATGAGTTATTTTGTCACCTCTTATATATGTTGAGCCTCCAGATGTATATCTCTCGAATACCCAATAATCTGTACCATCGGTAACAACAACATGAGCATCTCCGAATGTTACTGACATTGAAACGGATTTTCTCGATATTTCTCGCCATGCATATCTGTTCTTGACTACACCGGAGACAGTGACCTCATCCTCCGAATGGCGCATTGGAGCTGTGTTCAATCCAAACTTAGTGAGTCGCATTTCCGATATGATCTCTGTAAATGTGCTACCATCCACAAATACAGATGTTGCCCGATTATTTACCCTGTCAAACTTGATTGGATTAAAAATCATAGAGTCAACTGTATCATAGCCAGAATTGATTCCTGTCGGTATAGTCTTGATAGACGGAACAATAACAGAAGGGAATACAACTCCTGCTGTCTCGTTCGCGATAGGAGTAAGACCGACATTGCCTCCTGCGGCTGATGTCAGGCAACAGCAATTAATTCTTCCTACACCTTGCGACAAATTGAAGAACCACTGCCAGCGATAGCCATTCGTGATCTCGCCACTATTGACTGCATCCAATGTGCCGAGCTTCGGATTGACTGATGTGGTAGATGCATAATCACCAGCATGAGCAATCAGAGGATTTGTGCCTTGGTCTGGTGGGAAGATATTCCCAGCAGATTCATTGATGGTCTGCTTAAAGCACATTACTCCGCCAAACATATTCTTGATCGGCAGAAGCCTCTTATCCCTCACATCCAGAGTATTGGCGAAGTTATTCTGCCAGATTTTCGCCACCGCATTAGTGACCATATTCTCCGAGACAATTCGCTTCTGTTCCTTGCCGTTCTTATCTCTCAAGATAATGGTCGTTCTTCCCTTGAGCTTCGGAAGCTTAACCCCTCCGACCTGTATTCTATCGACTGCTTCTTTCATGATCTCGCCTCCTTATTTCAGCTTTATTCTCTGCACTCTTGCAGTTACACTTAGCGAACTTCCGCTGTTTTGTTTTGCTTCAACATAATAAGTCGTAGTAGATGTTGGTGTTAGAATAGCCGTCACTTGCACTCTGGTAACATCTCCGTTTACGGGTGGTACAAGAATAGTCGCTCTGTAATCTGCTCCAGAAGCTTCAGAACTCGATGATATCAAGGCACTTCTGTAACCACTTGTGTTAGACTGAAAATTGACTGTTGCTATTACAAGCCATGTTCCTGCTGTCAGCGAAAAGCTGGCAATATCAGTGAATGGAGATGTCTGGCTCGGCACGCTGGCGGAGGCTTGGGCATCATACGAAAAGTTTGAATTGATATCATCGAGCTCATTCTGAACATAGGCTGTCGTAGCTATCCTTGTCGAATCATTACCTTTGCTCTGTGTAGGAGCTGTCGGATTACCAGTGAATGCAGGAGATGCCAAATCCGCCTTCTCCGATGCCAGCTCATCAATCGCCGCCTGTGCATCTGTGGCTGTTAATCCGCTATTCGTATTATCGTACTGGACATCCTCGGCATCTGGTGTAGACTGGCTTGCTGATAATTCATCAATAGCACTATTGACATCTGTTGCCGACAATCCACTGGTCGTATTGTCGTAGATAATCTCTTCGGCATCATATTTGGTCTTAACCAGAGCTGTCATCTTATTATTATTGACATCAATATCAACTGCCAGCCTTATATGCTGATAATAGTTTGACATCTCAAAAGAAAGCCAATCGTCATTTCCAACCTTGCATATTCCGTCATATGGATAAATGATCGTCTGATTACTGTATGCAACTACCAAATAAGCCTCATACCCAGAGCGGACAAGCGAAGCCACCTGTGAAACAGCGATCGATGTTCCGTTATGATCTACTGTTCCGACATATGACATCCGTGCTGTATCTGATGGAGCTGGCTCTGTTGATGAGAATGATATTTTGACATATCGTGCTCCTGTTCCTCCGCCACCGCCGCCTCCGCCTGCGGCGACTTCGTTGATGGCATCAACAAGTGAACTCTTATCTGTTGTGTCAAGATCATTGAGATCGCCTATCTTCTGATTGACCAATGAGAATTCATTAGCAATTCTGCCTTCCATGTTATTCATGGTATTGGCATCGAATGTATCGCCCTCGGTCGTTATTGTGCCTTCCGCTCTTGTGACATCGACAGTCTGCGATGTTCCGCTTGTTGTATCTGTCAATGTTCTCCGATACGGATACTCGACATTTCGATTTGTCCACGTTTTCCGATTGTAGCTCATCTTCTACCTCCTCATAGTAAGCCTGTGGTCAACCCACCGCCTGCATACAACCCTTCGCCTGCCCTCGGTACATAGTCTGGATCAACGAACTCTATGAATATTGTATCACCAATGCCCACAACTTCGATACCATTCGCAGGAATAGCTCCAATCTGCTCGGATGCTCCAGCCATCTCATTCTCATACATCTCATGTCTGGTCTCTGCCGTGATCGTCTGCGAGCTCATGGCATTGATGGTGTAAGCAGGAATAAAGATTGCCTTGTCGCCAGTGAATTCAATATTGCCATCCCATTCTGTCCATTCGACAAGACCTTGTCCTTGAATCAATGCTCTGGCATCTCCGATATCGACTGTGGCTGTCGCTCCAGACATTCTAAGCTTGACTTCCCAATTGTAAGAGCCTGCTCCTGCCAGAGTCGTTAAGAAATACATCAGCGACAGAATATGCTTTCCGCTATTGTTCCATGTAGCTACTGGCTGATAACTGATCAGATTCGAATCCAAATAATACTCGACATAGCAAGTCGCTACATCGCTACCTTCCGCCAATTCGACATCCAGATTGATTTCATGGAACATCGCCACAGTCTTAGGCTTAACGGAAGCAAACTTGATATCTATGACTCTGGTAGATATATTCTCTCCAAGTGTGAAATCCGTTATATTCACATATGTCAATGTCGAATATTCATTCTCGGATGTTCTGCTGATCAAGCCAGAAATATTCTTATCGGTCTTTGACTTTGCTCCAAAGACTGCTGGATTCTTTCCATAGCCTTGCATCGTGCATCCCTTGGAGTAATTGAAGTCGATTCTCATAACACAGGAATCGGAATAATCCTCGCCTGCAAGACCGCCTGTGAAGCGAATAACATCGCCAAGATCAAGAGCTGCATCGAAGAGCGATGAGCACTTGAATGGCGTATAATTGAACTTCTGGAGAGCTGTGAGCACTGCTCTTCTCTGCTGTGCCTTGAGCTCGTCTGTGCCGTACTGCAAGAGAGGATTCGAGCCAAGATTCATTGTGAGACCTGTGTCTCCGATCGGCACTCCATAATAGCTTGTTGTCTCTTTCTCAATATTAACAATAGAGACTCCAGTGTAATAGGTTACGAAATCCGACCATGTGCCACCAGCGAATCGATCATTCCTATCCAGAGTAAGAACTGGCTCATCGCTCCAGACTCTCAATTCGAGAGCTCCGCTCCTGTTAATCGTAGCAAAGCCTCCGACAGTGACCGCACACCAAGATATCAAATCTCTCCATGTGTCTATGTCATTTGTCGGATATAAGCCAAGAATCTGATTTCCATTCGGAAGAGCATCGACTTCTTCTTCTGTCATGCCTAACTGCACACCACACCGACCGCAGGCGAAAGTTAGATAATCATAAATCTTTCCGCTGGTCGTATCGATGCTCATCGATTTATCGAATTTGGTCATGACATCATAAGCTTTGACATCAACACCAGAGGCAGAATGATTGGCTTCCTCGATGAAATATGACTTAATCGGCACATATTCCCAAGTATTCTCATCCAGTTTGAGACCGATATTCACTCTGATCTCTTTGCCCTTCCAAGAACCTCTGGGAATCCGATCAGCGAAGCTCTTCAAGAATGTGAGCGAAAGCTGACCGATGAAAACTCCTCCGAGCTTGATATCGGAAGAAGCAACAGCCTGCTCTGCGTAATTGAAAGAACCCATCAAGATATCATCTTCTGTAAAGCCAACATCTCCGACCATTCCAGTGATTCTTCGAGTCTTTACCGAGAGAGATTTAAGCTTCTCAATGTATTCTTGACTTACGGCATACATAGTTTAGAATTCCTCCAGTGTGAATGATACTTCCCATATGCCCTTCACGGATGCCAGCTTCTGCGACTTCCTTCTTGTGCCATCCGTGAAGCCTTCCATTCGGCAAGTCATATCTCGATACCCATTGAGCCTCGGAGAATATTCTCTGACAACAAAGGAATCAAGCTCATTGAGCTGCTCAAAGAACTGTACCCATACATAGTCAGCAATTGCATAACTGACAGATATACTCATCTTGTCCGATCTTATCTTCTGGATGATGTCTCTTCCGCCCTCACTCTGATTCAGATTCTGAATCTTGTTTGGTGTTCTCTCCCATGTTGATGGAGAAAATGGAATCTTTTTTCCATTCATGATTGTGGGAAATTCATCATTGATACTATTCGGCATGATCATCTACCTCCGGATATGTAATCGCTGTTCTGCATTGAGTTTACCACAAGCTCATCTATCTTTTCATTTCCGATATAAACAGGAATGACAATCTGCTGATTCGGCATCGCTCCAGCAACAGCCTTCCCGATATCTGCCATGAGAGCATTCCTTCCATAAATGACCTCATCGCCAGAACCTTCACCGCCTCCGAGAAGATCGCCATTGTTGTCCATGCCAAAGATGGTCGGACTTCTCAAAATCATTGGCTCTGTGTAAGCCTTGGCATACCATTCGACCGATACTTCTGGCAAGTGACCATGACCACCAAAACCCCATGGAGCTTTACCACCACTTACAGAGAAGTGAGGCAGATTGATGTGAGGGAATGACCAATCGAAATCGAACTTATCCAGAATCCAATCAATGCCATCCGTAACAACATCCTTGATATTGCTGAATATATTGCTGAATGAGCCAAATATACCATCCAGACCAGAACTGACTCCACCGCTAATATCGCCAAGACCGCCATCGAATAAGCCTGTAATATCACTCCAGAGGCTTGTGACAGCTCCTGTGATATTGCTTCCGAGATCAGCGAAGAATCCAAAGATGGAATCAAATGCCGAGCTTATCGCATCGCCAATAACAGAGAGACCTTCTGCGACATCTTCGAGGCTTGTTCCCATGAGGGAAGCCAGCGATTCCAGAACAAGAGCACCAAGAGCTCCTATCAATTCTCCGATGGTCTCAAGAATCTGTGGGAAGTCGAGAATAATCTGACCAATCAGAGCTCCGATGATCTGTGGAATAACAGCAATGAGCTGTGGAATTGCCTGCACAAGACCGCCAGCAATCGCCAGAATGAGCTCCAATGATGTGTCAATGAGCATTGCCATATTCGCTGGAGATGAGAGATTATTCGCCAACTGGACTATGACTGCTGTCGCAGCTTGAATCAGTCTCGGCAGAGCTTCTATCAATCCATTAACGATGCTCATCATGATCTGCAAAGCGGAATCACTCTGTAAGAATTCGCTTAAAGCATCGATGATGGTCAAAGCTACCTCTATGACAACAGGAAGCAGAGTCTGGATAAGCGATGGTAATACTTCCATTACTGTGTTGACCAGACCTGTGACCGCAGACAGAAGCTCCGGAGCAATCTCTTCAATGATCGCAGGAAGCTCTGTCGCAATGATAGGAGCGAGCTCTGTTACCAATTCAGATATGCCATTGATTGCCTGTGTCGCCACTGGTCTGATATTCTTGACCACATTTGTGGCGGACTTGACAACATTATCAATGAGCTTGCCAAGATCGGCAGAACTATCTCCCAGACCAGTGATCAAGTTTGTCCAAGATGCCTGCAAAGAACCGAGCGAGCCTTGGATTGTTCCTGCTGCCTCATTCGCTGTTGTGCCAGCGATATTCATATTCTCCTGCACTGCATGAATCGCCAAGAGCATCTGATCGAAGCTGACATTATCCAGCGAATCAATCTGCTCCTCGAAGATTCCGGATGCATTGATCAAGTCGATCATGCCTTCCTGTGTACCAGCGAAGCCAAGATTCAATGAATCCAGAGTCTGGAATGAGCCTCTTGCCAGAGCGGAATATATATTCGCCAGCTCTTCTGTTGTCTGCACACCAAATGTATTGGCATTGTCAGACAAATCTCGCATCGCCATATCAGCGATCTCTGCTGCCCTCTGACTATCTCCACCAACACTATTGAGCAATGCTGCCGAGAAGCCTGTGACCGACTGCATATAAGCATTGGCTGACATTCCTGCTGTCTCGTAAGCCTGCCCAGCATACTCAATCAAAGTATTGGCAGACTCGCCATAGAGCTTTTCAATACCTCCTGCGAGCTGTTCATAACTTCCATAGGCATTGACGGATGCTGTGGTCAATGCCGTAATGCCAGTGACTGCTGCACCTGTCGCAGCGACCGAAGCAGCTCCAATGATCTTCGCTCCATTGCCCAGACCGTTCATGAGCTTATCGCCAAAGCCATTTGCCTGCTTCTCGGCATCGTTCAATCCTTTATCGTAGTCTGATTTGTCGATGCCTAAAATGGCTTGTAAATTAAATAAAGTCGATGCTAATCCCATCATTATCCTCCATTGATACCATCTTTAATGCTGGAGATGATCTCTTCCTTTGATCGAGTCTCTTTGACTGGTATCGGATGAGCAATGTCTGCCCATCTGGACATATCAATCTCTCCACCACAAAATCTCGCAAAACTTGTCGATAAAAATTTCAGCGAGTCAGTGACATATATCTTGTATGTCTCCGCTCGCTGAAATTCTTTACACTTTGCTTTGTAATAATGAAGAAAAGGCTTTAGCTCTCTCTTGCCTCTGTATTCTCCATAGCAGAGCCAGAATAAGGCTTTGTTATCGTCTGGCTCTGCGAAGTAAAAAGGCTTGTGAGCTCCTCATCATTCAGAATCTCAAGAACTCGCATCGGAATCTCCAGAGCAGATATCTCAAAATGTGCAATATCCTTTCCCTCCAGAGCTGCCAATATCTCAAGGACATCATCGCTGTGGGAATTGAGAACCCACTTGACAATGTCGATCTTGCGGACTTCCTGCTTCTTCGCCTTTGCCTTGAAGACCTCGATTTCCTTATCAGCCAAGATTCGACTGATTGGCTCGATTGTGTTGGCGATCAGCTCCAATGCATCCTCATTCTTTACTTCTGAAAGCTTCCTCATAAATTAGTCCTCTCCTCCTGTTACTGCGACTGTGCATGAAGCTTCTGCCTCTGCTCCGTCATAAGATGCTTTAGCGACAATCACAGCCAGACCAGCGGAAACGCCTGTGACTGTTCCATTAGATACTCTGGCAACATCCTCATCAGAAGAACTCCATGCGACTGTTGCACCAGCAGGATTCGTTGTGGCTGTGATTGCCACTGTACTTCCGACTGCGACCGATGCCGAGCTCTTATCAAGTGAAATGCTTATGCTGTCTTCGCTCCCTGTCGAATAGAATTCGATAGGCATCTTTGTCTGCTCATTGATAGAGACATGACCTGTCAATGTTACAGACAGATTGCCCTTGCCGTTCTTGGTAGTCTTGAGAGACAGACCATCTGTTGAAAGAGCATTGATGAGCTTAACAGCGACATAGCCGCCATCAGCCTTATCGCCTACCCACCAAATGTCAGAGAAATCGCTCTGCGACAAATCCTTCCTCGGAGCGACCTTGGCGGAATTGCCACTGTCGATGTCGGCACAGCCAAGAGCCAGCTTCAATACGGAAGCTGATGTGTCAAGAGCTGTGAATCCGACTGTGACTTCCCAAGAGTCAAGATGCTTGAGCTCCTTGGTGTTCTCTGGACAGTTATCGACATCAGAACCAAGATCGGAAAATGTCGGCTTAGCTGATACAGTGAAGCCACCTGTCGTAGCAGTGATGATGTCTGCATCTGTAACATTCGGATTGTCTGGATTAAAGTTATTGAGCAGTATTCCAGCATCCATCTGGAGCTCATCAAATGTGCTCTGCGGAATGATCGTAAATCTTCCCATATATATTTCCTCCTCAATATTCTGTTAGGAATTCAACACCGATCGTAAGAATCACTCTCTTGATGGTGTTGTCGCTCTCATCTCCCATATGAGAAGAGAATGGAGAGCCTTTGTAAATGAACATCCTGCCATGATCAAGTTTGATTGTCGGCATCTTGGAGATATATTCCGAGATGGTATTCGAGAGCTCATCTACTCTCTGCCAGCTCGTATTCCTATCCCAGATAGAAGCTGATGGAATGATAGGAGAATCCAGATCATCTGTGCTGACCTCATATGTGATATAAGGGAATTTGCTCTTGGCATATCCATCTCTAATCATCTGATTGATGGTCTCATCATCTGGCACAGCATTCTCTTCAAAAGCCAAGACTCCGAATCTGCTCCAGAAATCATTGAATGCCTGCTGCTTATTCATTCGGAATCTCCCATTCTTCTGCTTCGACCTGCCTCATGTTCAATGAAGATGTCGCTGGTGTGAGATTATCATCACCATCGGATGTGACTCGAAACATCTTCCCATCTCTGGCTCGCTTGATAACATCGCGATACTGGAGATTAACATTCTTCCTTGTAGTGAGAGTATATCTATTCGATACCCCCTCCTGCATTGCGATTCTTGCCGAAGTCGAATCATCAAAGGAATAAGCGACTTTGATCTCCGCTCCAAGAACATAGACAGTCTTTACTCCGCCATATCCGTCTGGAGCTGTTGTCTTATCCATGATGTTGGATGTCTCCATCGCATTATCGACTAAGCTCATCTGCAACCTCTCAATCTACGATACTTGTTAAGCCTTCCTCCGAAGATGTCCTGCCAGCTTGTGCCTGCACCATTTCCAGAGCTTGAGCCTCCCTTGGAATAAGAATAATTACCGAATGACTCCGAATTATATGGAGATAAGGCTGCGGAATCCGCTCCGCCATACTCTTCCAGCCAAGTCTTCACTTCGGAGGCTATGGCAATGACTGTCTGTGGAACAGCCATTGTCCATACCTCTCCAGTGAATTCCTCATCCTTCAAATCATTCGCAGGATATTTGTGGACTCCATCATTGAATGTACTGCCGAGAACTCGGAAATACTGATCTTCCTTTAATCCGATCACTTCCATCGAGCCATTCTCAATTGAGAATGTTCCAGCAATCTTCTTCTCCCAGAAGTAATTATTGAGATATTCGCAAATCTCGGTCAATACTAATTCCATGACATTATCCCTCGCCTGCTTCCTCCAGCTCCAAGCCAGACAGATCGAAGACCTGTGTAAGCTTCGGCTTGCCAGCCTTGGATGCGATAATCTTGAACTTCTGGCTTGCATCGTTACCAATCTTGAAGACAGAATCCAGATCATCAAGATGTCCGATGAGCTCTACCAGACCAGAACCCCGTGAAGGCTCAAGACCAACCTTAACAGAATCATATGCATTCCAGTTATCTGCTGTGAATGTGATAGCAAGGAAATTGCCCTCGCCCCATGCACCTGTGATCGCATTAGAACCTGTCAGATACTTGAGCTTACCAGCGAACTTGTTGCCAGTGAGTGATACATTGCTCTGTATATCGCTTACGTCAACACCGTAAACTTTACTTGTACCGCCCATCACAGAGACTCCAATGGGCTTAAGTATTTCCGAGCCTATGCTTCCTACGATAACACCAGCATCTCTCTCTGCGAAGAAGGTAACACCAGCGATAGCCACTGTCTCTTCCTGCATTCTCTGGTAATTGCCATCCTCATGAACACCGATCATGCCTGTCTCTGCATCCGTCGTAAAATCAAATGCATCGCCCAGACCATTAGCCTCGTTGACATTGATGTAATAGCAAACAATGTTCTCTGCGGCTGTTGCGTAGAATGTTCCCTGCTCGATCGCTCCAGTCATGATAACTGTACCAAGACCAAGGAAATTCTCGACATAAGACATACCGAAAGCTGTCTGGACAGTGATCGAAGCAGAACCGAGATAAGCAGATACATCCATAGGATTAAGGAAGTAAACTGCCTGCACATCATCATCCTCGAAGAGAACCTGCAACTTGCCCCATGCATTGGCGAGAGCTGCCTGCAAGCCTGTGCCTGTTGCTGTGCCAGAACCTGTTGCGAGACTATTTACGAAAGCTGTTCTGATACCCTTCTGGATGTCAAGAATGAGCTTCTTGTTGGTCTCGTTTACAGACTGATCATAGCCGCCCTTGATGATGGCTTCTGCTGTCGTAGCCTTCCTCCACTTGAGGAGAGAAGCCTCACCGACTGTCTCGTATGTTGTTGCATACTGGGAAAGAGGAATGATATCGCCTTCTGCGACAATACCGCTACCCAGTGTGCCTGTTACTGTCAGCTTCTTGAGAGCTGTGCCTGCTGTTACAGGAATCTTCCTTGTAACACCGAGCATCTTGATGAGATTCTGGACATTCTCGCCAAACAGTGTAGCGAAATCCAGCTCTCTTACCTTAGCAACCTGTGCCTTCTTGATTACATTTGCTTCTGCTGCCATTGTAGTAATCTCCTTTACTTATTCTGATTCTGGCAAGCCAAACAATGATGGATTTTCGAGCATAGCCTTCTGCCTTGCTGTGGCATCTGGAATAGCTCTGATCTGTTCCTTGGTCATTGTATTCTTGCCTGTGTTTGTCGGAGGATTTGCTGATGGTGCTCCCTCTGTCTTTGTGGTAGGAATGAAATCCGCCCACTCGGTCTTGAGAGATTCTTTCAGACTATCTCCATCCTTGATTGCTCCATTGTCGTCAAGCTCGATTCCATTGATATCGGAGACCTTGATCACAGAATCTATCCGCTTATCAGATATCCCTATCTCATGGAGCAATGCCTTGAAAGCTGATTCCTTCTTGGCTGTCGTAGCCTTCGCCTCGACATCTGCCTTGAATTCATCATACTCCGCCTGCAATGCTTCAAGCTGTTCCTTCAATGGATTGTCGCCAGAAGCCTGTTCCTTGAGCTCTTCGAGCTCCTGCTTGACTGCTGGTAACGATTCGGCATCCGCCTTGTACTTGTCTCTCTCTTCCTTGAGAGCATCGGTTACTTCGGTATGAGCCGCAATGATTTCGTCTACCTTGTCTGCTTCAATTCCCAGAGCGGACAAGAACTTCCTTGTGAATGCCATATTAGAATCCTCCTGTACTTCGGTATATGGTGCTTTATATATTTGAATTCTATTTTCACTTATACCACAATTGAAAATCATTTGCAAACACAGCAAAAAGCCAGCTCCGAAGAGCTGACTCCTGCCAGAAATTTGATTGACTCGCTAAATATTTTATCCCTCTTTGAGCCTGTCTTCAAGCATCTTCTTATATTTGCTCTTATGAGCTGTCGCTCCGAACTTGATAAAATGCTTCGCTGGCACTCCCTTGGTATAATGCCACTTCCCATTCCTGTCCTTGAATGCCCATGGCTTTTTCCTGCCATTACCGCCCTCGGCAAATACTCCTGTGCCGAATTCATGCCATACTGCATAAGGCACATTTGTGCCGATCGCCACAGCATCATCGCCTCTGATAACCGCATGAGAGATAGAATTCTTGAGCTCGCCTGTGTCGACTGGAGCTTTCTTGGCTGCTGTGTCGGCAGCATCTTCTCCGATCGCATCAAGCCAATCATAGACTGCCTCGCCCAGAGCCTCCAGAATCTCATCCTTATTATTCTCGATCTTTATCTTGACTACTTCCATAATCCAACTCCCTGTAAAAATCCTTGTAGCTCTTCACAGCCTTGGCTGGAGCTTCCTTAGTAAGCCTGTATCTCCATTCCTTCTCATCAAAATAATACCACTTCTCATTGGTCATGAAATATGGCTCATCTGTAATGATATCATGTCTCATATCCTTGCCTCCTCAACCATTCCAGCATTGCCTCGCCCAATTCATTCGGTTTTCCACAGTGAGCATTGGCAAAGCACTCTGCGAAGAACTCTTCGCTGTCCGACATACCATATCTGCTTATATTCTCCGATAGATCAAAATATGGATTCCTCTCTACCGCAATCTCGATGATCTCTATTCTCTGCTGATTTGAAATCTCATTGACTCTGTCATAATAATGCTTCTGTACATTCTTGCTTGCATCCGTTAACCCAGAGGCAATCATCGAATTATATTCCGCCCTGTAATCATCCGAGAATATATATGTTCCTTGCAAGATATGTCCGTATTCATGAGTTATCGTATATACATCCAGATTATCCTCGTTTGTTGGCATAAGGAATGGCTTCCTTTCCTGCCCACCATTGAGCCAATCAATAGATGGCTGGTGACTGCCTTTTACTCTTGCTACAAAAGTCTCATCGGTCACGCCAGTGTAAGTCTTTCCATTAAGATTTAAGGCTGTCATATTGCCATCCCATTGATACCTAACATAAGCATTGGCTGATCTTGTTTTTGCCTCCATTGTTAATGCCATTCCCTCTGGAATAGACTCATACTTAGATGAAAGCTCCGCCAATCTGTTGGCATTATTGACTAACAAAGTCTCATCCATACTGCCTGCTCTGCTTGAGACATCATTGAATCCGATATCATTCAAGAGCTTGAGAGCTTCCTCTCTGTTTGTCGCCTTTTCAAATGTCGGCTTAACTGGCTTTGCCACTTCTGGTCTCGGTAATGGCTTGGAAGTATGCTGATTGAAGTAATCCCTATCCAGCAGAGCCTCATAATCATTCGGATAATTCTCTCGGAGGAATTGCTCATAGAGCTCATCATCATTGCTGTGGTCAATGATATCATCTGGGAAGACAACACCCTCTCTGCATCGGCAATTGTATATTTCTTCCGCATCGCCTGTCTTGTCTGCTGGGCATTTCAGAGGATGAGCCAAGATGCCGACTCCGAATAAGCCTGTCTCCTCATCAGCGAATGTGCCATTTAAGAGCCTGTGAGTCTGTCTTGTTCTGTTATCCATAACAGCATTCCATCTCTTCTTGACTGGAATACCCTTACTCTTTAGATTCTCGAAAGATTCATCTCTGCCAAGATTCTCGGCATAAGTGAATGATGTTCTGGCATTCCTCATGGCAGCATTCTCATCCATTCCGACTACTCTTCTCAAGCGATCGGCAATCTGTGGCATCGTATTGCCTTGCATGATGCCCTGTGTTATCTCCCTTGTGATGTGGCTCATGTTCCAAGCCTCATCTATCGGATTATCGACCGAGGGAAGCAAATCTGGTACATCTCTGATCAGAGCCTGTACTGCATTGGCATTGTAGACAGTAAATGTTCCCACCGAATAGCCAGCTTGATTGGCTGCATCCCATCCGAGAGCCTGTACGAAATTATAAGACTGTGCGATTACGAATGGCAATTCACCAGAGACAATCGCCATGGCTGAATTATCTGTGTCTACCATCATATTGGTCAAGCTCTGGATGAGAGCCTTATATCTGGTAGATTGCAGAATATGATTATTCCTCCAGATTCGGAAATCATCATCATCTATCTTGCCGACTGCCAGAAGCTCCAGCATCCGAGCCTCCTGTGAAGCGAATTCTTCTGTAAATTTGGCAAATTCCTCTGTTACTTCTCGACTGGCTTGTGAATAGAGAGCTGAAATCCGCTTCTCCAGCTCTTTCAACTCTCCATCTTGTCTTCTGCTCATCCAATCGGAATTATAATCCGCCATCTCCTGTTCCGCCTGTCATTCTGTTGATATCGCTTGCCGCCTTCTTTGCCAAAGTCTCCTCGACCATATCCTTATCGCCAAAGAGAGTCATGATCTTCTCTGTCACATACTCATCATCGAGATAGAGAGCGGAATTGACCACTGTATTGATCTCCTCTGTTCTGTTGACGATGATAGAGCGAGTATATGTTGGCTCATCCTCGACTCCAGCGACCGCCAGCAGGCGAGCAATGAAATCCGATACTTCCGCCTCAAAAGCATCAAGCTTCTCATTCAATGGCTCATAAGCAGCCTCTATCTGTGTCGCTGTGATCGCTCCATTGGCGATGTCGTAAGTATTCAAAGCCATCGAATCTCTATATAACTGCTTCTCCAGCCTGTCGAGCAATGCCTCTCTGCCCTCATACGGCACATCGATAGTCGTAGGCTGGACAACTTGGTCTGCATCAGTCTGTGCTGCATGGAGCTTCCTCATCTTATCGAGGAATTGAACAAGATCGACATCATCCATTCCTCCGCTGTTGGTAATTGTCCAATAAATCAACTCGGAATCCGAGATGTCATTGGCATACTTGGCATTGATAAGATCGTAACAATCCAATGTGGCTCTGATCGGAAGAAGCTCGCTCTGCTTGAGCTCATTTGCCCATACAGGCACAACAGGGAATGTCGGATAGTTACGATATTCGAATATCTCATCTCCGAATGCCTCTGTGCTCTGCTTTACAATCACATATGGTCTCTTCTGCTGTCGGACTAATCCAGATGCATTGTCTTTATCCCACTGATATTCGGAATAGCCATCCAGCTCGAAGAATGTGACTCTCAATGGCTTGGTGGAATCGACCTGCCAGAATCGAGCTCCTGCCTTCAATGCTCCATCTTCCTCATCATACAGAGGAGCAAATTCTGTGATCTTGTATATTTCGACCTTGCCATTGTTATAGAATCCGAAAGCGGTACCTCCGACCATGGCATTTCTTCCTGCTTTGATTATCTTCCTATCAAAATCAGAGCCAAGAGCCTCGCCTCCGATGCCATCCTTCCATGTAATACCATTGCCCAGCAGTGTGGAATTCGCCTGCATAACAGCTCGATAGAAGAATCTGGAAGCCACCTTATGATTGGCGGAGAAATAGTCTGGCACTGCCTGCCCTCTACTGTTAAATAAGACCTTCTCATATCTCTTGATGGTCGTATTCTGACCAGTGAAGTAATTCTCGGCATCGATAGCCTGTCTATAAGGAATGGATGCCTTATGCTCATTTACGAGCTGTCTGATGAAAGCCATTCGCTCTCTCTCGCTGTTGTTGGCTACCTTGAGCCAGTCTTGATATGTCTTCATAAGCAACCTCCTGTCGCTCTTCTATCCTCTCTATGCACATTCTAACATAATTGTCAATAAATCAATATCCGAAGCCAGATATCCGCTTATCATCGTCTTTTCTCGGATGCAAGAGCCTCATCATACAAGCCAGCGAATCTGGAGCATCATCGTGCTCGGCATATTCGTTATAATCCAGCACTTGATCAATATATTCTTGGTCTGTGCCTTTGACAAAGACCACATTCTGCCAATCTCCCTTGAGATGAGTCACTATCTTGATGTATTTATTCGTAGTCTCGGCATAAGTGATCACTCGCTCTCCCTTCTCTCGAAGAGCCTTCGCCAGATATCCTTTATCGG